TGTTCGCCTGGGTGCTGGTCAACCAGCGTGAGCTGATGGAGAACCAGGAGCGGGGCAGGGACGCCATCAAGTTCGAGGCCGACATCCTCGACAACAGCAAGGTAGACCTGTCCATCACCCTGCCGCTCACCGAGCGGGTGATCGTCAAGCGTATGGATGACGGCACCCTGCAGGTAGACCACCCGCCAGAGCCGCAGCTCGACGAGTTCTTCCCGGCTGGGCCGTGGCAATTGTTCGGCAACGGCGAACTGCTCGCCGAATGGGACAGCACCCAAGGCATGGGCACCGATATTGCCAGCCCACACCCAGGCCGCAGCAATGGCTGATGATCTACGGGCGCTTGAGGACTGGGCCGGCGCGCTGCTCAACCAGCTGCAACCGGCTGAGCGGCGCAAGGTCACACAATCCGTCGCCCGCGACCTGCGCCGCAGCCAGCAGCAGCGAATCGCCGCCCAGAAAAACGCAGACGGCACACCCTACGCGCCACGCAAACCCCGGCAGGAGCTGCGCGCCAAGGCTGGGCGCATCAAGCGCAAGCGACAGATGTTCACCAAGCTACGCACCGCCCGTTACCTGCGCCTGCAGAGCGATGCCAGCTCGATCGCCATTGGCTTTGCCGGCCGCGTGTCCCGCATTGCCCGTATTCACCAATACGGCCTGCGCGACAAACCTGGCCGCGAAACGCCAGATACCCAATATGCACGTCGCGAACTGTTGGGGTTCAGCGCTTCGGACATGGAGCTGATCCGCGATCGCCTGCTCGAGCACCTGGTGCGCTGACCCTGTAACGCTCACCGCTACACGGCCCCGCGGATGCACCACGCGCGCGCGACCGCCAGCATGGGCTCATGAACCTCGCCGACCTGATTCGCCGCATCGATAACCTCATCCGCCCCGGCACCGTGGCGGAGGTGGACCACGTCCGTGCTCGCTGCCGCGTGAGAACCGGCGGCCTGCTGACCGCTTGGCTGCCCTGGTTTACCCGCCGCGCCGGCACCACCAGCGAGTGGGACCCGGTCTCGGTCGGTGAGCAGTGCGTCGTACTGAGCCCCGGCGGTGATCCTGCCGTTGGTTTCGTCCTTGTTGGTCTGTATTGCGAAGCCAACCCGGCCGACAGCGCAGACCCAGCCGTGCACCGCACCGAATGGGCCAATGGCGACTACCTCCAGCACAACGCCGAAACCGGTCACACCCAGCTGATTTGCGGCTCGCTGGAAATCCAATGCACCGGCGCCGTGAGCATCAACGGCAGCCGAATAGACCTGAACGGGTAAGGAGCCAGCATGCCGGCAGTATCCCGCCTCGGTGACCAATGCACCGGTCACGCTGGCTTCCCGCCACGGCCCAGCACATCCGCCAGCCCGAACGTCTTCGTCAACGGCATCGCCGCCCACCGGCAGGGTGATAACTGGGCTGTGCACTGCAACCCTACGCCTTCCTGCCATGGCAGCAGCCTGCAGGCAGGTTCGAGCAGCGTATTCGTCAACGGCAAAGCGCTGGCCCGCATCGGTGATCCAGTTGCCTGCGGCAGCAGCGTGGCGCAAGGCTCGCCCAACGTGTTTGCAGGGGGCTGACGATGATCGGCATGAACACCCGCACCGGGCGCAGCGTTGAAGGCAATGCCCACTTGGCCCAGTCGATTGCGGACGTACTCACCACACCGCTTGGTTCGCGCATCAGCCGCCGCGAATACGGCAGCCAGCTGCCGGATCTGATCGACTGGCCCACCAATGACGCCACCCGCCTGCAGGCCTACGCCGCCACCGCCATCGCACTGATGCGCTGGGAACCGCGCATTCGCCTGAGCCGCGTGCAGCTGTATCTCGGTGACCAGCCCGGGCAGGTCGTGCTGGACCTTGAGGGCACCCGAGTGGACGCCAACGAGCCGCTGAGCCTTCGCGTGCCGCTTGCCATGGGGGCCGCTGCATGAGCACCTTCACGCCGATCGATCTGGCCCAACTGCCCGACCCGGCCGTGGTCGAGCCGCTCGATTACGAAACCATCCTGGCCGAGCGCAAGGCCTACTTCATCAGCCTCTGGCCAGCCGAGCAGCAGGCCGAGATCGCCGCGACCCTGGCGCTTGAGTCCGAGCCGCTCACCAAGCTGCTGCAGGAAAATGCCTACCGCGAACTGCTCTGGCGTCAGCGCGTCAATGAGGCAGCACTTGCCAACCTACTGGCAAAAGCCAAGGGCGCCGACCTCGAGCAGCTCGCTGCGAACGTCAACGTAGCGCGCCTGGTAGTCACCCCAGCGGACACCAGCACCGTGCCGCCCACCGCAGCCGTCATGGAATCGGACGAGAGCCTGCGCGAACGTGCCCAGCTGGCCTGGGAGGGGCTCAGCACCGCCGGCCCGCGCAACAGCTACATCCTGCATGCCCGCAGCGCTGATGGCCGGGTCGCCGATGCCACGGCTGAAAGCCCGTCACCAGCAGTCGTGGTGGTCACCGTGCAATCGCTGCTCGGCAACGGCACCCCGGATCAGCCGCTGCTGGACATCGTCGCGGCTTATCTGGGCGACGAGGATCGCCGCCCGGTTGCTGATCGGCTGACCGTTCAAGCAGCGGATGTCATCGAGTACAGCGTTACCGCTGTGCTGCATCTGGCCACCTCCGGCCCGGAGAACGAACCGATCCGAGCAGCTGCAGAGGCGCGCCTCGCGGGCTACGTCAATCAACGGCGCCGACTTGGCGTCGAGGTGTCGGCCTCGGCCATCTACGCCGCGCTGCATATCGAAGGCGTTCGCCGCGTCGAGCTCACCGGCTGGGCTGACATCAACCCAACCCCGGCCCAGGCGGCGTATTGCACGGGCTACACCGTCGCCATTGCGGGGCAGGCATGACCACCTCGCACCTGCTACCGCCCAACGCCAGCCAGCTCGAGCAGCTGGCAGCCGAAGCGCTCGCCCAGATCGAACGGGTACCGGTCCCCATCCGTGACCTGGCCAACCCCGACCGTTGCCCCGTCGAGCTGCTGCCATACCTCGCCTGGGCGTTTTCAGTGGACCGCTGGGATTCGTCCTGGTCGGAGGCAACCAAGCGGGGCGTCATCAAGGCCTCGTACTTCGTTCACTCGCGCAAAGGCACCATCGGCGCGCTGCGCCGCGTGGTCGAGCCGCTGGGTTATCTGTTCCGCATCACTGAGTGGTGGCAGCAGCAACCCGAAGGCATCCCCGGCACCTTCGCCATCGATATCGGCGTTCGGGATACCGCCATCACCGACGACACCTTCGGCTACCTGGAGCGGCTGATCGACGACGCCAAGCCGGTAAGCCGCCACCTAACCGAGCTGAGCCTGACACTCGAAGTTCCAGGCCACCTGTACGTCGCAGCCGCCGCCCAGGACGGTGAAACCCTCACCGTCTATCCCTACGCGCCCGGCACCATCGAGGTCACCAGCTCCGCGCTGCTCTTCGCAGGCGCCGAGCATTCCATCGACACCCTGAGCGTCTACCCATGAGCCAGACCTACTACGCAATTCTCACCGCCGTGGGCGAAGCCAAACTGGCCAACGCCACAGCGCTCGGCATCCCGCTCCAAGTCAGCCGCATGGCCGTGGGTGATGGCGCCGGCGCGTTGCCCACGCCAATCCGTACCCAAACCGCCCTGGTCGGCGAGCAGTACCGCGCCGACCTGAGCCTGCTCGACATCGACGAAAACAACCCCGGCCAGATCATCGCCGAGCTCGTCATTCCCGAGACCATCGGCGGCTGGTGGATCCGCGAGATGGGCCTCTATGACGTCGACGCGAACCTGATCGCCGTCGCCAACTGCCCGCCCAGCTACAAGCCGCAGATGGCCGAAGGCTCCGGCCGTACCCAACGCCTGCGCATGGTCCTGGTAGTCAGCAGCACAGCGGCCGTGCAACTCAAAATCGACCCCAGCGTGGTGCTGGCCACCCGTGAATGGGTCGAGCAGCACTATCTGGAGCTGGCCCCGGCCGCCCAACCCGGGCAGCACCCAGTGCGCACGGCCACTGGCATGGCATGGCAGTACCCACACCAGACCAACGCCCAATTCAAGGCCAGTAGCACGGCTCTGGCCGCGCTAGTCGGCCACGCCTACCACCTGACCAGCAACGCCCCGGTGACCTTGCCGGCCGCCGCTGGCCTGGCCGTCGGCGACGCGCTGCGCTTCACCAAGGCGCAAGCCGTCGAGCAGGTGCTGATCAGCGTCGAGGGCACGGCGGGCGAGACGGTCACGCATAACGGGAACGCCGATACTGGTTTCTATCTGGACATTAACGCAGAGGTCATCGTCGTCTGGAACGGCGCTGGCTGGGAGGTTTAAGGCATGCCTATTTCACTAAAGGCGGGGATGGGTGGCGGCGGTGGGCTGCCGAAGTTGGCGCCTGACACTGGCGATATATTTCGTGACAAGAGAATCACTCTGGCCGCTCTAACGACAGAGCAGCTTGCGCTTTCGCTGGTTGGGAGATTTGTTGTTTCGGGTTTGTCGATAACCCGCGGCGCGAACTCAGCTGCCGGCACCATGGTTATCAGGCTGGTAGCGGATGGTGAAACCGTCTGGGACAGCTCTTTTGAAGCCGGCGGAACCTCCAGCATGCCCAACCATTTAAATATCTACGGAATGACCAATGTATCGCTAGGTAGCGGAACTATGTCTGTGCCAGAACCGCTTTTTATAGTTGAGGAATCCTTGCAGTTATTTATTACATTTCCGGCCGGCACAGTGGCGCCAACCCTCCAATACGGCGCGAGGCCAATCCAGTGAGTACCGAAAAACTAAATGTGATCTCAGACAGTGGTACGCATCGTGTCGAATCTTCTGGCGTGCCGTATGTCGCTCCGGCTACTACCGGCCACGGCACCATCATCACCCGCGCTGCCTTCCGTGCTCGCTTCACGCAAATGGAAAAAATCGCCATCGAACTGGCGGGCCTCGACGACCCGTCGGCTACGATGGAGGCGCGCAGCCAGTCAGCCGCAATCCGCACCTATCAAAAGGACGTGGACGCGGCCGAGTTCATCGACCTGACCGACCCGGCGACCGCTGGCGGTGTGCAAGCGCTGGAAGCCGCCGGACTGCTGGCCGATGGGCGCGCCGCTGAAATCCTCACAGCCCCGGTGCAATGGCCAGAGCTGCCGAGCAACATGCAGCAGAGCATGCCCGCCTAATAGAGCAATGCGGAGTTTGGCCCTGCTTCGGCAGGGCTTTTTTTCGTCTGCGCTCTGTAGCCCCTCCAGCTACACAGCCCGCCGCGTGCGCCCCTTGCGCGCGCGCGTCACCCTCAAGGCTCACTGATCAGGCATAAGCCCCGCAGGAGCCTCAACCCCATGGCCACCGATTACCATCACGGCGTCCGCGTCCTCGAAATCAACGAGGGCACGCGCCCCATTCGCACCGTTTCCACCGCCGTGGTGGGCATGGTCTGCACCGCGTCGGATGCTGATGCGGTCAAGTTCCCGCTCAACAAGCCGGTGCTGCTCACCGACGTGCTCACCGCCTCCGGTTCCGCCGGCGAGCTGGGCACCCTGGCGCGCAGCCTGGA